CCGCATCTCCAGAACCTATTTGCCGAATAACTTGTTGAGGGGTTACGGATGTATCGTTAGTCCTTACTTCAAACTTATACCCCGGAGTACAACCGATTCCCACGTTGCCGCTGGCATCGATGCGCATACGTTCTGTTAAAGTTGGCCCAGAAGAACTTGTCCAAAAGCTAATCAGACCATCATCTTTATTTGTTGTGTCTGCGCCACTTTCAAAACGTATTGCGCTCACAACATTTGTGTTCGTATCCCAACTTCCGTTTATTTCGCCTAAAAGATAATCTGCACTCGCACCGACAATGCCATCAAAATTAATTACAGGCGCATACTGAGATGCCGCACTTTCTATTTGTAAAGTAGTTGAAACATTACCAATGTCTTTTATGTGTACAATGGACTCTGGAGCCGAAACCCCGATTCCCACGTTGGCTGCATCATCAATCGTCATAGCAGTTGTCCAGCTTATAGCTGAGCCTGCTGTACTTGATGCTGTCACATCAAATGTATGTCCATTACCATCCTGAATGTATCTAGTTGCAGCATTTGCGGCTATGCGTTTGTACGCACCATCATAGTAAAAATTTGCCCCTATCCCTGTTTCAGTTGCAGCAGTGTGCGCCCAAATCTTCCCAGCCAAACCGATGTCTAAACTTTTTCTGCTTGTAAAATCCGTGGGAACCACCCCGATTCCCACGTTGCCTGCATCAGTTATCTGAAAGACAGTACTGGTATCTGGTGAGTTGTTGACGTAAAGACCGCCTGTATCCATGCTGATGAGCAGGTTCGCACCAGACTTCCAAATTGACCCTGCTGTTGCTGAACCGCCAGTTGGTATTATGTTGCCACTAAAGGTGGCGGCTCCTGTGGAGGCTATGGTTAAACCCGCCGTTGACGTGCCTACCCCGTTGCGAAACTCAAGAGTGACAGTCTCACCAATGATACGCAGTGGTTCGTAGTCTGCTAAAGTGCTATTCAGAGAGGCTAATACTACACCGCTCCCAGCAGCCAGAGGTGTAGCGGAAAACGCATCACCAGAGCCCGTTGCGGCAACTTTCAACCCTGTCGCAGACGGCCCAACAGTGGCAGTAACTACACCACTAAACGTCCCCGTAGTGGCTGTGATGCCTGCATTAAAAGTAGCCGCTCCTGCCTCTGACATATCAAGGGTAAGGGCTGTAACATCAGCTCCACCATCAATACCTCTAAATATTAAATCTCCATTATTTTGAGAAGAGCCTATTGTGAAGTCTGCGCCACTAAGTAAAAAATTACCGTGAGGAATCCCACCATCATAAAAATGTATGTCACCACCATCTGCATCAAGGATGATGTCTCCTGCTACGTCTAGTGTTAAATCGCCAGAGCTTAGGGCAATCGTAGTGCCATCAATATTGATATTGTCAATGTCTATGCCAGCGTCTGCTGTGATCTTACCTGCTGATACGGTCGTACCAGACACATCAAGGTTGCCAGTAAGAGTAGTATTGCCAACAAGACCCGTAGTACCGGTAACATGTAAGCCGTTACCTGCCCCAGACTGAGTGATCTCAAGCCCGTCAATGCCACTATTAGCAGCAATATTAAGTGGGCCGTTCATCCAGTTAAGGGCTGTGCCACTAGCATTAAGGTTATATACAACCTCGGTAGACGTGCCTCCAGTCGAGCTTCCGTCTGCTCCAGTCTGGTTATACGTAAATACCGTAGTGGAACTTACCGATACTGTGAAGTAACCGTTAAAGGAAGTATCGGCAACACCGTTAACATTAACTAGATCTCCGCTAGTAAGCCCGTGTACAGCAGAAGTTGTTACCGTAACGGTGTTAGAAGATCTTGATGTCGTACTTATCGCTACACCTGCAATAGCGTTTTTTGTGAAAGAAACAGACCCGCTGATATTAGTTGTACCGGATACATCAAGGTTACCATTGATGTCTACTAAAGCCGTATCGATCTGTACTTCACCATCAGCAGCAATGTCTAACTGACCGTCTACACTGGAATTGAGGTAGATATCGGCATCACGGAACTGAACCTTCTGAGCGTTTTCAACATCGATGTCGTTTGCGCCAGTAACGTTACCAGCGGCAAGAACCTCACTAAGTTCGTTAGTCGCTGCAATTTGACCGTCTACATAAGTCTTTACTGCTAACTGCGTAGGTAAGTTGGAGTTGCTACTGCCCCCCGCGCCAAGGTCTGTCGCAGTATCTATAGCGTTAACCGTACTTGTGCTAGTCCCTAAGCTCAAACTATTTGCGTGAGTAACGCCTTCAACGACGTTAGTGCCGTCGCAGTAGACCAGCATGGTTTTGCCAACCGGCACGGCAACGCCTGTACCAGCAGCGGTTTGAACTGTAATAATCTGTGCGGTGTTGTTATCTACGATGTAAAGTTTTGTATTGGTGGGGCAGACTACCGTACCAGCGCCTGTCAGTGCAGTACCCGAGTCAGTCAGTTCTAAAATAGCGCATCGAGACTCAGAAGTCGTACCATCGGCGGTGGTTAGCGTATGGGAGTTACCTGTCCACGTATTGACTACGGCCTTACCTGCAACGGCCTGTTCTACCATCTGCGTGATATTGTCGTTTACAACATCGCCCCAAGTACCGCTCAATTCCCCTTGAACAGGAAGAGCTAACTTAAGGATCGTAGTGTATTGAGTTGTCATATTCGTAACCTCATGCGGCTATGTCTTGCCAGTTTGGATTTTGAGCTGTATTTATATTAACCCAATTTGGGTTTTGTGTATCACTAATATCTTGCCAGTTCGGATTTTGGCCGGGGACTATTTGGCTCCATATATGGACAGTTCCTATTTCGCCGGTAGCCGCTACACCTGTAACAAATATGTTTACCCCAAGCCCTACGATTACATCGCCAATAGCGCCTGTAGCTTGTACTCCTGTAACCGGCACTCGAATAATCAAGTCTACCGTAACGTTACCTAGAGCCGTAGTGCCTTGAACTCCAGTAAGGGCTACATTTGCATCACCCCCTACCGTTACAGAACCTGTTTCTACAGTCCCCGATACACCACTTACAGCAACTATCGCGTCGGCATTTATCGCAACATTACCTACGGCACCGGTAGCTTCTAATCCTGCTGGGGTTACATTTGCATCCCCTGATACTGCTACTGCCCCTAGAGCCGTGGTTCCTGCTACACCTGTTACTGCTACTACCGCATCTGCGGATACAACTACGGTTCCTGTTACGCCTGCAGCTTGTAGTCCTGATGGGTAGACATTGGCTTCACCGCTTACCGCTACCGCACCAACATTGCCTGTACCAACTACCCCTGTAACGGCTACGACTGCATCCGCAGCTATACTTACACTACCTACAGCTCCAGTCGCTTGAAGGCCATCGACGTTGACAATAATAAGGGGGGTTCCCCAAGAACCTTGTCCCCAACTGGCGCGTCCCCAGCCTTCGTATGTCGTCGAAGATGGCATCCCTTAGTACCTAAGCAATCCTGATAATGGCGTTAGTAGCATCTGCTGTTGGGAAAGTAATCTGGAAATCACCTGCCGTAGACGTTTTATCACCACCAAAATCAAGTACAGCTACTGCGGGAGTAGACCCACCAGCTTGGTAAATCAAAGCTCCTGCAGCGGTAATTGTCGCCGTAGTCCACGTAGTCGTAGCAAAGCTAAGAAACGCCGTAGTACCCCCAGTAGTAGGGTTGGTAGAAATAGACAGCGTGTTACCACCCGCAGAATACCCTGTGCCCGACACTTCGTTACTCGTAGTATACGCAGCGGTAGCGGCATCCAAAGACGCACTAGACGTATATAACGCGATCTTATAAGACTGCGCCGTGTTACTACTAAAATCCATTTCTCCGTCAAGTAATGCTTGCTTGAACGAAGTACACATTGCCTGTGTAATTGCCATGTTAAACTCCTTAAGTTACCGCAACTTTATACTGACCTGAACGGAAAGCATCTTCGCGTAATTTACCGTCACCCAAATTCTTGAGTAACCCTATAGCCTGTACATATAACCGTTCGTATAGAGCTACCATATCAGGCTCACCTTTCAAGAATCGGATAGCCTCAATCAACGCACCATTCAGCAAAGCCGAATCAAATTCATTCCCAAGCCACGTCGTACCAGCCGTCACAATGGATTCAGGGTAGTACCCGTAATGTAGCTCTACTGCATAGTTACTGTCTGGCGTCGGGCCAACAATAAACGCGTCATCATTGAAGTACGCATAATGTACCGGTAGCCCTGTAGAAGTAGCCTTTGGGTATGCTTCACGGATGAAGTTAACGTCTTTGTTAATCAAGAACGAATAATTACCGTCTCCGTCAATAACCGCTAAAGAGTACGACCATAAAAAGTCCGAAGGAATATCTAGGTACGTGTTACTAGCTGTCACTGACCCAGTAACGTTTTTACGTAACGCAGGGATCTGGACTGTATTATAGATCTTCTGCTCGGCCTGTTCGGTAAACATAGCAAGCTGGGCATCTGTGAAAGTCGTCTCACAAATATCCTGAATATCTACTTTAAGCTGCGTGTAGTCCATGATTTAGCCCATTGGCCCTCGGCACATACGGCCTTTAGTCGCTGCGCCATACCCGCGCATCATAGTACCGGAAGTCTTAACGCCTTTCATGCTTGGCTTGGCACCATAAGACTGGACGCCTTTATTCTTTTGGACTTTGACTTCTTCCATCCCAAAAACATTTTTAGGGTTATACATCGTACTACTCCTATGTAGTCGTTACTGTAACTGTTCCTACTGACCCAGTAGATATTAAGTTGTTAGGAGTTAGCCCAAACGGATCATTACCACCGCCTACTGGGTTCCAACCCCACTGTATATCTCTACTACTATACTCTCCTGATACGCCAAGGCTTCTATCGGGCCTTGGATCTCTAATTGCTTGTGGGTCGTTTACCGGAAACTCCCCTAGTTTAAGTTGCGGCTGGTCTGGATTCCAGCACTCTTGACACGCTTTTATGTTCGTGTTCCTGCCCTTAACTACTAAATCTTTTAACGTCTTCAGTTTAAATTGGAAGCCGCACACATCGCACATGGCGATGGCTCTTTTGTCTGAAGCGAATTGGTTACCCATTTAGAACCTACCTGCACGAGGTACAAACCGCACGGGGGCTTTTTCCCTATCTTCTCCTGCAGCAAGCTCAAACTGTTCTTCATATGCCGCTTTTAACATCGGCACTCTATCCATGAACTCAGGTACTTTCATGGCAATATGGTATGCCAGACCTGCTACTAAACATGGAAAGAACCGAAAGTTCATGTCGGCTGTCTCAATACCACTACCAGCATCTTGCACACGTCGCATACGCCAGTAAACAATCTGGTAGCTCTCAACATTGTCCGGTACAGGCCATACGGTGACCGCAGGGACTTGTTCCCAGTAAACGGGTATAGCGGTACCACCAACTGTGTGAGTCGCTGCTGTAGTGCCCTGTTGGCCCCTGAAGCAGTTCTGTAACACGTTACCCTCAATATACCCGTAGTTAATAATCTCGTTTTCGATCTTAACGAACCCTGCAGGGGGTAATCCCGCTACACCACTAAGCGTAATTGTCGTAGCAGTGCTGGTTGCAGTAGCCCCTAACGTAATACCGGTTGGGTACGTCTGCCCACTATCTCTATGGATAACGACCTGTATAGGCCGCGACTGTGTAATTTTATTAGGGATAGATGCGTAAGTACTGATGCTAATCCGGTTAAGGTTTAGATCCGACTGCGTGACCGAGTTGTGTGCACCCGTACGAACGCTCTGCTCTAGAAGGTCAATGGTGTCATCAGGGAGCGCGTAGGTTGCTTGGCCTTGCACTAAATCAAGAACCCCCTGCTCAATCGTCCACATGTTAATGCCGCGATTCTGCCACTCAATCGTCATCAGATTCATAGAACGACGGGCAGTCTGGAGATCATAACCTGACCGCAGCTCACGCCCTGCGCGTTCCCACGCCTCTTCAGCGATGTCTGTGAAGGGCATATTGAATGCTGTACTTCCTGATGTAGCCATTATCCCCACCCGCTCTTAGCTTTTTGTTTGGCTTTTGCGGAAAGCTGACCGTAGTGATACAACTTTTTAGAGGTGCTAGACATCGTTTTACCCGTCATAAGTTTGCCATCAGGGTGCTTGTGCATGCCCCCTTTGTGCTCACGACCGTCTTGGTAATAATGTTTTACGCCTTTAGCCACTTTGTTTCTTCCTACGTAACGATGCTACTCGTTTAGGTTTACCTGCTGGTTGCCCCAGTTTCTTTTTCTGAGCAACCCTACTCGTCTTCTCTGCCTTGGTCATCTCAGAAGACGTTTTAGGTGTCTTAGTGGATATCCGCTTTGTAGGTCTACAATACGGCGTATCGCGCTTTTCACCCTTCTTCCTACCACAGGCTTTACCGGTACGTACATCTTTCCAGTCTTCTTTAAACCAACGCTTTAACGATGCGCCTTTTTCGGTCTTTCTAACTGCCACTCTTGTTACCCCAGTTCTTAGCGCCTTTCTTGCGACACTTCGCAATAGCACCTGAAGCATAGGCGGAAGGAAAGACCTTATAGCGAGACTTAACCTTGCTATAGCACGCGTCTTTAACCGAACCGCCTTTTTTATAGTAACAGCGCATTAGCTACCTTTCATCGTTACCATTTTAGCAGCACGAACACCCTTGGTAGCGCAACCAGCACCACGGACACTTCCGCCCGGAGCATAGCCCGGAACTTTACCGCCTTTCTTCATACGAGGCATGGCTTTATCACCAGCAAACTTACGTTTGCCCATAGCTTTTTCCATACCTTCGCTTTCGTCACGACGGGCTTTCATGCCTTGCATTGCAGGTCCATTACGCTCGCCCATAGACTCGTCTAAACGGTCATTGTAGCCTTGCTTGCCCATCTTGCTCATGGCTACATCTTTCATAGACATGCCACCTTGCTGGTATTTCTTCATTCCTTTCATCTTATCAGCCTCTTCATAGTCTTTGCCTACTGACTGGGGTACCCCAGTTTCTGCAGCAAATTTAGGGTTATTGGCTACTGCAGCCATAAAGTTTTGTTGTTTCTTGCTTTTGCTAGGCATTACCATTTCGCCTTATCAGCCCAGTATGCAGCGGAACTCTTGCCTTTAGCAATATTCTTAGCGTGTCTGGACTTAAAGGATTTACGTTTAGCCTTCATAC